TGGTCTGAGGAGCTGGCCGTGATGGAGATGGACCGGCGGCCGGATGCCATGGCGCTTGAGGGCGCATGTGTCAATTACTCCAGGGCCATTGAGGCCGATGCGGTGCTCGTCAAGGACGGGATAGTAGTCGAGGAGCCGATAGTGAACCGGGATACCGGAGAGGTTGTGGGCCGGAAATACAAAGCACATCCGGCGACGGTAATTTCTAACCGCGCATGGTCGCAAGTCCGCGCCTTCTGCGGAGAGTTCGGCTTCACGCCGGTCGCGAGAGTGCGACTGCCGTCCACCACAAAGCCACCTGGGCAGGACAATCTCATGTCCCTGCTGATGCAGCCCCGCCGGAGCGCGGCTAAGGCTGGCGAGTTCGTGCAATGACGTGTCACACATCGACCAACAGAAAGCCGATCTTGCCTGCAACTTTTTTGAGCTATTGCTTAAGCACAGCGGAGAGTATTACGGCGAGCCGTTTCTGCTCACACCCTGGCAAGAGGAAGCGATCGCCAACATTTTCGGGCATATCGACGATGACGGCGAGAATCTGATCCGGCTCGTATATATGGAACTGCCAAAGAAGGCGGGCAAGACGGAATGGGCCGCCGGGCTAGTGGTGTTGTTCCTTGCCCTGACCGAGCTTCCCGGCTGCCAGGTGTACGGCGCCGCCGCCGGCCAGCGCCAGGCGCTCAACGTCTATCGTGCGGCAACCGCAATGGTGGAGCAGGAGCCGCTGCTCCGGGCGCGCCTACGGGTTCTCAGGAGCACGCACCGGATCATCAAGCGCAACGAGCCGGACTCGTTCTACGCCGCAATTGCGGCGGACGGCGATTTCTCCGACGGTGTGAATCCCCGGTTTGTGGTCGCGGACGAATTGCACCGCTGGCGGACGCGCAAGCAGATTGAGAACTGGGACGTGTTGCGCCTCGGTGGAATCGCGCGGAAGAGCAAGACAGTGACGGTTGCAATCACAACTGCGGGCGTCGTGAAGGAGTCTCCGCTGGCGTGGCGCATGCACGAGAAGGTCTGCAAGATTGAGGCGGGCGTGCAATCCGATCCGACCTTCTACGGGCGCATCTATTCCGCCGGCGTGGAAGACGATTGGGAATCAGAGGCGACGTGGATCAAAGCGAACCCGAGTCTTAGGGAGAACGGTGGGTTCCTGGACATCGCGAAGATCCGCGAAGAGTACGAGTCCTGCAAGGGGGATGCGTCGGGGGCCTCCGCGTTTCGCCGCTACTACCTGAACTTGTGGGACCAGAAGGAAAATCGGGCCGTGGATATGCGGCTCTGGAACAAATGCCAGAGCACCTTCGCCGGGCTAGGGTGGCCGCATGTTCGCGACCATCACGAGACGGTCGGACACTTCATCAACCGGCCCTGCTGGGTGGGCGTTGATCTTTCGATGACCACCGACATGAGCGCGGTTGCGCTAGTGTTCCCCTGCGACGACGGCGGCGTAGAGGTTGTGCCGTTCTACTGGATGCCGGAAGAGGGGCTTCGCAAGGCGGAACTTCGCGACGGTATGCCCTATTGCCAATGGGCAGAAGAGGGGCTGATCGAGACCTGCGAAGGTCCAGCGATTGATTACCGCCAAGTAAGGGCGCGCCTTAAGTGGGCAGCCGAGATGTTCAACGTTGTGGAGTTTTGCTTTGACCGTTTCAACTCGCGCGAGATGAGCGTGCAGATGATCGATGATGGCTTTACCTGCGTGGAGATTCCGCAAATTTACACTGGGCTCAGTGAGGCGACGAAGAAATTCCTGCGGCTGGTGGCTGAGGGGAAGCTGCGCCACGGCGGGCATCCGGTCCTCTCGTGGAATGCAAGCTGCCTATCGCTCAAGAGCGACGGCAACGATCTTGTTCGGCCGGTCAAGCCGGATCGCGAACACGATTCCAGCCGCATCGATGGAGTGTCGGCAACGATTACCGCAATGGCGCGGGCGCTTGGCGCGCTGGAAACGAGCGGAATGGGGGCGGTATGCGTGGACCTGTAGCCTTTGTCCGAGACATCCTGCGCCGCCGCGAATTCGGCTTAGGACCGTGGGAAGCATGGCTGGACCGTCAGTATACTGCGAATGACGACGCCGGCGTTCCAGTCACGGATGACTCAGCAATCACATGGACGGCGGTCTGGGGCTGCGTGCTGGTGTTGTCGCAGGACTACGCGAAGAGGCCACTCAACACCTATAAGCGGGTTAAGTATCCAGAGGGCCCAGGGCGCGAAGAGGCGCGCGAGCATCCGCTGTGGCACACGTTTCGAGTCGCCGCGAACAGGTATATGACGGCGTACACGTTCCGGCAAACGATGATGGGGCACATCGCCACGCGCGGGAACGCCTACGCAATCATCGACCGCAGCGTCAAGGGGCAGATACAACTGTGGCCGCGCATGCCGGGCAACATGCGCGTAGAGGTGTTTGCTGGAGTTCCGGTGTACATCGAAACCGGAAAGGGCGGCCAGGAGATTTTCCATCGCTACGAGGACGTATTCCACGTTCGCGGATTCTCGCGCGACGGGTTAACCGGCCTGTCCCCAATCGAGATTTACCGCGAGGGAATCGGCATCGGGCTTGCTCATCAGCGCCATGCGAGCGCGACGTTTAAGAACGCGGCGCGGCCGTCGCTCGTAGCCGGGACTCCGAACGCGCAACTCGGAAAAGAGAAGGCGCAGGAGATGGCCGAGGCGCTCAAGGCGCAATTAGCCGGGCCGTCGAAGTCGGGGAAGATCCTGGTTACCTGGGGCGGGATGGAGTTGAAGCCCTGGGGATTCTCAAACAAAGACGCCGAGTTCATCGACGCCGGGCACCTGCTCGTGGAGGGTGCCTGCCGCGTGTGGCGCATCCCGCCGCACAAGATCATGGACTATCTGCGGGCGACGTTTTCGAACGTGACGGAGATCAACATCAACCACGTCAACGACACGTTGCGACCGTGGGACGAAGCGTGGGAGCAGGAGATCCACCACAAGCTGCTTACGCCCGCCGAGCAGGCCACGTACTATGTGGAGCATGACAACTACGATCTGCTCAAGGGCACGCCGAAGGAGCGAGCGGAAATTGAAGTAGCCTACGTCGGTTCGGGCATCTCGAAAATAAACGAAGTGCGCGGCAGCCACAATTGGAATCCGGTCCGCGGCGGGGATGAGAACCGAGCGCAGATGCAAAACGTACCGCTTGGAAGTACTGGGGGGAAAGACGATGCTGCGAGAAATTAAGGACTTCCCGATTCAAACGCGGTTTGCCGCGGTTCAGACGGCAAACCCGGAGCGGCGAACCGTAGAACTCGTCTGGGCAACCGGCACGAGGATGCTTCGCTCGGACTGGATGACAGGCCGGGATTTCGTGGAAGAGCTTTCCCTCGATCCGGCCGCTGTCCGCATGGAGCGCATCCAAACCGGGAACGTTCTGGACGCTCATGGCACAGGGAGCGTAGAGGATGTCATCGGCGTTGTAGAGCGCGCCTGGCTAGAGCCTGGTGCGGGTCGTGCGCTGGTGCGGTTCTCAAAGCGCGCCGATGTTGAGCCCATCTGGGCCGATGTCGTCGATGGGATTCTCCGCAATGTGAGTGTCGGGTACTTCGTCCATCAATACCGTGACGTGACCGAGAAGGGCGAGAAGCTGCAGCGGCTCCTGGCGGTTGATTGGGAGCCAGCCGAGTTCTCGCTGGTTCCGGTTCCCGCCGATCCGAAGGCCGGCGTGCGGGCAAATCCGCCAACCTCACAGTGCAGGATCGAATCACCCGATATCGAGGCAGCCCAGTTGGCAGACCGGCAAAAGCGCGAGCGCGTAGCCCGTGCCGCGCTGGAATGTCTGGGCTTGAGCAGGGTTTGACAATCTCTGAAAGAGCGGCCGAGTGCGGGGCCGACAGACCGTCGGGAGACGGGCACCGCACAACCACTACTGCCGGGAGGCAGAAGGAGGAGTACGATGTTTGATCTCGTCAAGTTGTACGAGGCACGCCAGCGCCTCCTGCGGGAGATGGCGGAAATTGACCAGCGGGAAACTTCTGCCGGCCGAAACTACCTGGAGTGCGACGAGTACCGCACTCGGGCAACGGAACTCGAAAAGAACTCCGGAGACATTGAGGTTGCCGAAGCAATTGAGGCCGATCGGAACAAGCGAAGCGCGGCGGCCGGCGCAAAGCCCAAGGCGAAGCCCGCGGGCGGCGGGCTCGATCCGACTCTGGACGGCACGCGGGCCAATCCCACCGGCCCGTTCAAATCCCTGGGAGAACAACTGCAATCCGTGATCCGCGCGGGTACTCCGGGGCAGGGACCGGATGAGCGGCTGTTGGCTGTTCGCGCTCCCACGGGTCTGAGCGAAAGCGTCGGGGCCGATGGCGGGTTCCTGGTGCAGACCGACCTCGCGGCCGGGGTGTGGCGCAAGGTTTTCGAGACCGGGGAGATTCTCTCCAAGGTCATGAGGTTGCCGATTTCTTCTGGAGCCAACGGCACGCGGATCAACTACCTCAAAGAGAACAGCCGTGCGACCGGCTCTCGGTGGGGTGGGGTTCGCGTGTATCGCGCGGCGGAGGCCGCGACCGTTACCGCGAGCAAGCCCGCATTCGATCAGTTCTCTCTCAACTTGGAGAAGCTGATGGGCCTGGTATACCTAACCGACGAGGTGATGCAGGACGCCAGCCAGCTCGAAGCCATCGTTCGCGAGGTTCTGCCTCAAGAGATGGCCTTCACGCTCGAGGACGAAATCATCCGGGGTAACGGCGTCGGGCGTCCGCTGGGCATCCTGAATTCGGACGCGCTGGTTACCGTGGCAAAGGAATCGGCCCAGGCGGCCGACACGATCAAGCCCGAGAACATCGTCAAGATGCGGGCGCGGTTGTACGGCCGGTCTCGCCCGAATGCGTCCTGGCTCATCAATCAGGACGTTGAGCCGCAACTGCACCTGATGGTCAAGACCGACGGAAGCGTGTACGGCTTCCCGGTCTACACGCCCGCCAACGGTCTGTCGGCATTGCCCTACGATACACTGT